TGGCTGTGGTCTCGTGATAGCGCCCAACTTCCAACATCGCCCGTCCCTAAGTTCAAAAACTGTGCCAAAACTGACTTCACAATCATCGTGTCGTGATGCTGAATGGCTTCCACGAAGGCTTGGTTTGCCCTCTGTCCCGCCTCCGCTCCAATCAGTTCCACGCTGTAATCCTCAGGTAGCACCATCGCAGCCCGTTCGTGACCTCGCATCGCCTCCAGCATTTGCAGGAAAGTTTGTTTGTCTTGCTCTGAAGTGCCAGTGGGGACTTTGCCGACAGGAATTCCGACCGCCCAGCGCTCAAGTGCAATTGCTTGAAGTTTGTAGGCAAGGTCTTTGAGAAACCAGTGCTTGTAGGCAGCCCGAAGGACTGAGACGCCGTAAGGGTTGCCAAGTTCACGGCGCCAGATGAAAACGAGCAACTTGTCAATGGGGATATCAACGCGCCGAAATCGTCCTTGCGGGTCAAAACCGACCTGCCGAATTCCTGCCAAGCCACCCGTCTCGTCAAAAAGGAAGCGTTCAATGGTTTGCGGATGTCTTGGGGCGAACTTGCGCCAAACGATGTAGTCATCTCGTTCCTCAAAAACCTTCTCAAAGACCACAAAGCCGTAAAAGAGTGCTAAAAGAGCGTCACGAAGGAAGTCATCAAAGGTGTGGGTCATGCCACCAAACAAGTTGTCATAGACCAAATCAGCCGCTTCTTTTGAAGTTGGGTCGTCGGAAGCAGGTCGGACATCCCAATCGGTCGCTCGGATGGGCAAAGTGATGGCTAACTCAAGGGCTTGGACGGTCGCATCGGAGCGACGCATTCGGGTGTAGACGGCGATAGAGCGGGGAAAGGACAGTTCGGGCAAATATTCATCGGCGCCCAAGTTGGTCAAAAGGTAGCCGACCCCACTGCCGCCAAACCCTAACTCGGAGCGAAGTTGCTGCGGTGAGAGTTCCTGAAACGACTGCTTTGCCCGTTTCCACCAGCCCCAAAGGCGCATCTTGGTCGCCTCCAATCTTGGGACGCGGGTCGCGGGACGCGGGACGCTTTATCCTCTCCGTCCCTCGCCCCTCGTCCCCCGTCCCTTTCCGTTCCGTCCTCCGTCTCTCGCCCCTCATCCCTTGCCGTTCCGACGGCGTCCGAGCGGGTTGTTCTCAAAATTGAGCACATTGGTATACTGGCGTGCTCAAGTTTGCGGACACTTTTGCCCTACAATCGCCTCGCAGGGGGCACCCCTGTATCGGAATACCCCCTCGCCCTAAAAGCCCGTCAGACGCCAAAAACGGCAGGAAATGGCGACTGGCGACTTGCGACTGGAAGCGGCAAGAACCAGTCGCTAATCGCTAATCACCAGTCGCTATTCGCTGCTGTTCAGATGGATGCCAGAACATCGTCTAACAGATGCCCCGCATCGGGGGCGGTGATGACTTCAGCGACTTCGTGTCGGACGCGGATGACAGTGCTGCGGGAAGGCTCATCCCGATAGCGCTCCACGACGAAGTTGGAAAGGGTCGGTCGGTAGCCGAAGGCGGGTTGGTTGATGGCGGGGCGTTGGGGCACGAAAGCGACGACGACCCGATCGCCCCAAACATATTGCAAGTCTGGCGTATCACCTTCAACGGCAGTGTCCATCACCATGTCGCCAATGACCACTTCCCGAACTTCCAGCCACCTTGCAAGGATATCGGTCGAGAAAGTGGCATTGGTGAACTTCAGTCGGTCGGCAACTTGGGGGTGTTCAATCAAAACTTCCCAAACTGGGCGGGAGATGACGACGGTCGTCGGGCGAACGCCGATGCGTTGGCTGACGGCAACGATGGTGTTCTTCAGGTCGGTGATGGGCGTGGAGTTCGCCTGATCCCACTTGGTCGTCGGGGTCGTGCTGTAACCTGCTGCTGTCAAGGCGTTGACGACGGCATCCCTTGTCCGAACTTCTGCATCAAGAGTGAGCATGTCAACAAGTTGGGTCGTCGCAGCGACGAAGGGGTCAATGGGGTTCTGGCTGGCGGCGACATCTCGGTCATCAACGGGAATCTCAAGGGCATATTCCTCGCAAAGGAACTTCACCGAGTCAACGGACCAATGGACGCGTCTTGCTTGGCTTCCCCGTCCCCGTCGGGCAGATTCGCGGCGAAAGGCGTCCTTGCCAAATCGGGCGATTTGCCCTGAGACGGAAGAGACGGGCAAGGTGGGCAACAAGTTTTCGGCGACCGCCCCTTGCACGCGGTAGCCGATGGCGACTTGCGTCAATACAGGGTCAACCAAAATCACATCCTTGACATCCGTCACTTGCGGCATTATTCGGTCACCTCCTTAGTTTCTTGGGGCAAAGGTTCAGGCAGCAAGCGATGGCGCTCGCATTCCAAAACGCCCCACGCCGTCAATTGGGCGCTCCGCAAAGTCGGCATTTTCACATAGCCCAAATCCGTCAACAGTTGCAAGTTCCGAAGGACTTGAATTTGTTCGTCTTGGCTTTGGGCGTTGAAGGCGCTGAACAAGTCATCCAACGAGACGCGATGGTGTTTCCCGCTCTTTTGCCATGCCTCGTAAAGGATGGACAAGATTCGTTCCCGAATTTGTTGGTCGGTCATCATGGTCACCTCCTTCGTCCCTCGTCCCCCGTCCCTCGTCCCGTCCTTAGAACTCAAAGGGGGCAAGCAGGACTTCAATGACTTGTCCCGCTGCCGTCGCACCCGTTAGCGCAAAGCCGAGAACGCGTTGTTGCCCCGTCGGCGGGTTGTCGGAAGCGGCGCCGTGATTGTGGAAAGCCCCTGCCGCTGCTACCTGTCCGTCGGCTGCGGCAACGACGGGGCTTCCGATGCTGATAGCGCCAGCGGCGACAGCCTTGCTGATGCCGTAAAGCATCACGGATGCCGCCTCGCCGTTGTTGGGTTTGTTTTGCAAGATGCCGATGGCTCGCTCGTTAGCACCTGCCAAAACGACGCGTCCTGTAGCGTCCAGCCTGACGGGAGCGAAGGGGTAGTTTCGCAAATCCGCCCCCGCCACAAAGGAAACGACTAACGCTTCCCGATAAGTCGCCATCTCTCATCACCTCACTTGTGGACTTTGTATTCAGCGAAAACAAGTTCAGGTCGCTCGGAAGCAGCGATGCGAATTGCGTCAATGAAGTTCAAGTTTCGTTCACGGGCAATTTTTTCTGCGTAAGTTTGCAGGGTCTCGGTCTTCTCGTCGGGTTCAGTGGCAGAAAAGCCGAGTTCGCCGAGCGGGACGAACTGAATGGACTTGATGGCGTCCATCAACTTGCCCGCAAGTTCGTCGTTTAACTCCGCGAGAACTTCAACGAACTTGTTGCGACTGGCAGGAGCGAGAGCAACTTTGCCCTCGCTGAAACGCAGTGATGCCAACTCGTCGGCAAACTGTCGCTTCCGTTGCTCCGCCTTTAGCCGTTGCACCTCTTGCTCTAATGCAACGACTTTGGCGGGGTCAAGGGTTTGCTGCGACTCATGAGCGATGTTCTTTTCCTCGCTCATGTTTTCACCTCCTTCGTTGAATTTGCTTCTCAACCGTTCGGCAATGGACCGAACGCGTTCTTTCACATCGCTGGGCAAATCAACGCCTCCACGAGCGCCTGCAAGGATCGCCAAAACTTGGACGACGGCTCGGAAAATGACACGGGGTTGACCGTTAACGATGTCAACAACAGGAAGTTTGTAAGAGCTGAACAAATCTGGATTGGCTCGGTCGTAAGCGAGAAACCGCCTCCGATATTTCCGCCATTCCTCGTTGCCCCATTCGGATGGGTCTTTCTCCGAAACCCATCTTCGCCATCTCCGTTCGCTTTCGTCGGCGTCCCATTCATAAGAGCGGTCATCGTGGATGGGGAATTGCAGTGGGTCATCGTTTGCTGTCCAATCGGGGTCGGCTGCTGCAAGTGCTGTCAAGCCCTTGAAAAATGGTCGGTTTGTCAATGCTATGCCCGTCAAAACATCTTCGCCCAAAATCTTGCCTGTTTGCGGGTCAACGGCGCCGCCTAACTCAACGCTGACATATTTGAACCGCTGCTTTTCAATGGCTTCCTTGCCGATGTCCGTCCATTCAATCAACGCGTAAAGCCCATGTTCCCGAACTTCCAACGCCCGAACCCAACCTGCAGCGCCCAATGGTGTGTATTGGTGCTCAAAGTTGACGGGGACATCGCGACCCAACACGCCCGCATCAAAGTTTCGCTTGATCGCCTGCAAAAAAGCGTCGTCCAGTTTGATTGTCCGTCCGTCCCGCTTGAAAGTGCCTTTCGGCAAGATGCGAATCCAGTCAGCGAATTGAAGTGACTCAACGAACTCTATCGGCTTCACCATGACACACCCCCCAGTGATGGCACCAAAGGCGTCCCAGCAAGCCAATCCGCCCTGATGGGCTCGGCAGGCATCGCCCTGAGTGCCCTTGCCGTTTCGGCGACGATGCGAGCGTAATCTATGGCGCGACCAAAGTGGTCCTCTCGTCCTTTGGCGTAATCCCGCTTGCCAGTCTCGTCAATCTCAATGATGTAGTTCTGCAAATGCTTGACAACTTGTTCTGTGATGGCTAAGCCTTTGCGCGGGAAAATGATTCGTCCTGACAAAACAGCATCAACCGTCCCGTCCATTAACTCAACTCGTGGGATGGAGATGGTCTTGATGGGTTGCCCTGTCTCCTTGTCTTCCTCGCCGATGGACATTCGTTGCCCGCCAGTATCGTAAACCAAGACGCCTTTAATTTCTGGGGCAAGTTGTCGGAGCAACTTTTTGGCGCTGTCTTTGTAGGGCATGGCGTTGACGGCGATGGCGGAAACTTTCAGCGAACGAACTTTCTGGGCAACTCGCTCCCACTTGTCCACGCCCGAAATCTCTTCCGCCCAAACGAGCGCCAAAACGCCATCAGGCAGTTGCTCCAGAACAACAAGATGCAGCCGATCGCCCACATCCAAGCCCGCAAAGCGCTTATTTAACTCATTCAATATGCCTAAATCGTGACTGCCGTAAATCACCTTTTCGGGCGTAATCGGTTGCCGTTCACCGCCAGAGTAGGGCAAGCCCAAGATGGAGTTGAAAAAGCGTTCCTTTCGTCGCAGCGAAAATTGCGCTTGATGCCACAAACGAGCCACATCCGTCGCCGTCATCGTCGCTGAATAAAGTTGTGTCAAGTGATAACCGT